GCGCGCCGCGATCGTTGTGGCACGAGCCCGTTTCCAGGCCGCTTGCTCCCGTTCTAGGGTTGAGGTTGTCACACTGTTCGCTCATTAGCGACAAGTGTGTTGATCACTGGATGACTCAGGAGAGTGTCCATTTCTGTGACGGAGTCGAAATATCTCTCCAATTCGTTGAGTTGGTCGGTGGACACGCCATAAAGCGTTGCTATGTACTCGGCAGCTTGGGGCCCAAATTCCACTGGGTCACCCAATTCCATTTTATGTTGGTGTTCTCTCCGATACACCCAACTCCGTTCGTACTGCCGATCGACCCCAACTCGCACCAACAATCGGGCAAGGGACCTTAAGACAGGCACAGAGCCCATCTGTGCTGCATAGCCCTTCCCAACTGCGCACACATAGGCTGCTGGGTCTGGCACGGGGTAGGGGCTCACCCCCATACGGCTCAAAATCCGGCCAGGCCTCGGTGCAAAACTCCACCCCGCATCATGAGGGTATGGGAGCATGTTGAGGAAACAGCCACCCGTATGCTGGGCCTGCTTGAGTTTGGGCATGAATCCTAACTTGGCCATCATGGCGTCAAGCCCCTCAACCTGCACCCCTTCTTGAGCAATAAGCAACATGTCGTCGCCCATGATGGCAAGAGCCACCAGGGTTTCTAGTTGATGCTGGCTCAAATCGGGATTGAGTTTGTGGAGACAGAACCAATGTGTGAGGCCATTGATGAGCGAGTTCGTGAGGCAGGTATCCGATGACCCGGATTTCATGGTGCCTTTGACTCGGAATTTGGTCCCATATGCTCCACGTCCTAGGGTGTCAATGGACTGCGCCCGCTTGAAACCTTTGAAGTGTTGAGCAAGCGCACCACCTGCATCGAACAACAGGCCCATGGCAAACTCTTGCCACTCCCGCGTGATCGTGCTGTCGTAGTTGGTCATGTCATTTTCCCAGAATTTTGACCGCTGGTTACGGTGCTGGGTGTACCACTGGCTCAATTGAGCCACCGTTTTGCCTGCAGCAAAGAAGATGTGGTGCTGCCACAGGTGGTGTAATTGTTCTTGGTACGCCGATACGAACAAATTCATCCATATCGTGGGGTGGGGCCCAAATGAGCAGATGGCCCTAGGAACAAACGCCGGATCCCAACCCCGCCATGTGGCTTTGCCGTATTTATCGCGCTTGACAAACGCCTTGATCTCTGACAAGTCTTCGTACTCTTCATCTGTCAAGACGACTCCGTCCAGCTCTTTATAGGCCGTCCGTAGGAACTTCTTCTGGTTGGTGGTATATTTTGACGTTTCCAGATACGTTTCAAGTTCCTTCGGCACAACACGCCTTGGCATGCTTGGCCGCATCCACTCCCGATACCACTG